ACTGCGTTGTTGTACGCAATTGGCTTCTTCTTAAAAGGTGGATTCATTGAGGCAAAGAAATACCTACATGAGACTTTCTTTAACCTTAAACGAATTACTGTTGATGCGTGGAACAGCTAACAGTTTATTATACGCCCCGCGCCGTATAACTACGATATTTACGCGCCAACCTTTTGTAAATCAATAGCTTAAAATTGGCTTGGCGCATGAATGTTGGAGTTATACAGTTTAAACTATATAATTCCAATTGTGCTATGAGTTAAGTGAATCTTGATAGGTTTTATTTATTGCTTGTCAATAAGTCGCTTGATCACCGAATCCTGGGAAGCAGTCTTGTTCCGGCTACCCACACTGGTGCCGAAGAAGAACCCAATCACCGGTGCAAGCAGGCTACCTAATACGAAGCCAAGGCAAGTATCAGCAAAGCGAACGTTCTCAGCGGGGATGGTGGCGAAGGTGATCACGCCGATGTAGATACACGCCACGACAGCGAGGAAGCTGGCGAAGTAATACACGAACCGCTTGCTGAACATGTCATCTTGACCAAGCGCGGCAACCTGCATCTGGCGTGAACTTTGAACATCTTTCAGTTCGGCATCCATCACCGCGAAAGCGTGTTCCCGAATCTGCTGTTCATTGTTAAGGTACAACTCTTTGAGCTTGAGTGCAGCCTGGGGATCAACAGCTATCGCTGCGGCCACTGCATCAGGGTTGTCATCCGCACCAAGAGCACCAGCTACCAAAGTGCCGAGGGCAGCACCAGCGGGACCACCGAGGGCTGTACCCAAAATAGGTGCAGCCTTGCCGACCAACTTACCCACATCTTTCCAGTTCATAGTCACCTCAGTTGATGTTGGTGCGATTCAGTAACCAGCCGTAGGTGAATTCCTCATTAGCTTCCCGACCTTCCGAGATAGTCACAAAGTGATTCACCAACAAACCGTTGAGTCCGGTGAGCAAAACTTTTTCACCATCTTCACCACGGGCATCCAGGAATGCACCCAACGCAGCCATTGTGTTGTGACCAATGGAACCATCGGTAGCGATATCTTTGTACAACGCCTGTTCACGGTTCAGCACGTTGAGTAAGCGCTGCAGCCATTCGGAGGGACGAGCAGTGCCACACAGTACACCGGCATCCATGAGGGCTACCGCAACGGCAGATGAGCGCCACGCCACTTCATCGAAGCTAGGGCGCACATAATAAGTCTTGATGTAAATCTGGGAGGCGAGACTGCGGGGGAACTCACGCATATCACCCATATAACCGTGGTCACGGGCAACGCGCTCAGTGATACCGAATCGGGTTGGGCCACCTTTGTCTTTAGGGTTATTTACATAGTCGCCTTCGCGGGAAATAATGTCATCAATGATGGATTCGACTGTTTTCATTTGTCCTGCTTCTTATCTAGTTTATCTTCGATTCTGTCGAGTTTTGTGAATAGCGCAGTGGTGGTCATATTGAACTCATCCCTACGCATATAATCACCGGCGACCAATTTCTCAATTGATGCAACCTTTTCACTTAAGAGCTTATCGTCACGCTGTAAATCTTTAACCGCCTGCCAAACCTGCCTGAGCATGAATCCTGTGATCGAGCCAAGAACACCGATTAAAACGTTGATAAACTCTTGTGAACTCATAAGGTGCCTTTGAATATGGTTGTAATTTAACGGCATTTTAAAGCACCCAAAGAGTGTAAGTAAAACAAAAAGTTGTATTAAGCCCGAACTACTGTGTGATTGTGCATCATCCAGCTAGTAAGACCGTCGCGCCGTGCTTCCAACTCGAAGCGAAGTTGGGAGTTCAGCGCTGCCGTTGAGTAAGCAATCTCACCTAATTGGTAATTGGGTGGGGTGAATGTGGCAGTGTATCGCGCAAAGTTCTTGGTGATCCTGAAATCGTCAATGTAACCATGCCAACCGCGTGTACCACCCGCCGCACTTGACGCATCAAAACCAACATAGAGTAGAGCACTGTTACTACCAATGGTGCCGCTCTCGGTAGCCGATGCTTCGAGATTGCCGTTCAAGAACAGATACCAAGTTGTGTCTTTACGAACGATAGCAACGTGATACCAGGTATCCACTGTCATTGTTGTTGTGCCCACAGTATTCACCACTACGCTTCCACTGCTGTTCCATGCTACGAAGGCAACTTGGGCTGATGGGTTGGTGTAGAACACCCACTCTGTCGCTGTAGCACCACCGGAGGGGTGCTTACTAGCGATTGTCCTGATAGAACTGAGACTGGCTGGACGTACCCACGCTTCAATAGTGATGTCACCGGATGCTGCGCTGTACTTGCTTGAACTCGATGTAGTCAGGTAGTCACCAGTGCCATCGAAGTAGCCGGATGCACCACCGAAGCGAGATTGAACAGTGCTGATTTGAGCATTGCCTACGGCGGTCATCGCTACCGCATTAGGTGATGAGTCCGTGAAAGTGGTAGACGCATTAGTACCGTTGAAATTCAACATTACAGACACGTTGTCCCATTGTGGATCAATACCGCTGGTGAGCTTCGCCAGTTGTGACACTGGGGGTGTGAAGTCAGTAAGGTAGCGCGCACCACGAGTCACCCTATAGTCGTCCAGATAACCATTGAAGAATCTATTTAAGCCTGTTTCGTTTTGAAAACCGATATTAGGCTGAATAACATTGCTGAAGTTAGATGAAAAAGTACCCGATGCGATACTTACGCCATTCAGGTAAATCTTGATCACACCATTCGATCTAACAAATGCAACGTGGTTCCAGATATTATGATTTATTGAAGTCGATCCTGCGGTGAGGGTCGAAGTTATGCTATTCCATGCTGATATACCGGTGCCCGTTGTATTAGCGTCACCATCTATGAACAATTGAAATGCTGCAATTGATACACTTGGGCACCACAATGATGCCACGCGCTTACCCTGTGAATCTAAGGGTGAGTTACCCGCAATATAAAACCAGGTTTCAATGGTGAAATCGCCTGTACCAAATGTGAAATCATTTGGTGATGATATCGATAGGTAATCACCAGTCCCATCGAAGTAACCTGATGCACCACCGAACTTCGACTGGGCAGTGCTGATCTGGGCGTTACCAACAGTAGTCAGTGTCTTGGTGAACTCTGCAATATTCTCCATTTCAACGGAACCATTTGACCCGTTGAAGTTCATCAGTAATGTGGTGTCTGACCAGTTTGGGTCAATGGCGTAGCTACTAGTGGTAGGTGGTGTGAAGTTGGTGGTGTAAGCAGCACCATGTCTGATGCGGAACTCGTCAAACAACATCTGGTTTGAGTCAGGGTAGTCATCCCCTATCCTCGGTTCAGTAACACCTACAATGTCCGAATAATTCACAACACCCGTGCCGACTTGATTACCGTTGCGATAAACAGTTACTTGCGCGGTATCCAACGGCGCGCTGATTAATTCCAACACAATAGCGTAATGAACCCATGTGTCCAATGTTGTTGTTCCCGATAATGAAAACCAATCTTTAAACGTATCAGATTGATCTATAGTTCCAAACTCCATTGATACAGGATTGGAACCATTGTTTTTTATAAAACCAATTTTCCATCTGTTATATGCCCCAAATAAATGATGGCCGAAAACAGTATCAGTCATTGACGAATGAATCTTCGCCCAAAAATCGAATGTTATTTTTTTATCAGGTGAGTAATGTATATTGAATTCATCTTGTTCATATAAGAAGCCACCGTCACCTAAACAACGGGTTCCGAATTTTGAGTCAGTTGTAACAATGGGGGCACGGAAATACGCACCCTCAGCACCACCGTAAGGATTCAATGATGCTATGTTTCCAATGGCGTAGTTAACTACATGTTCACCGGTGTTGTAATACGGATCATTGGGTTCCGGTTCTGCTGTGAACAGTGCGAATGTCTGATTAAAGTCAGCAGGTTTTGCATATTTCCCCAACTCTGAAGCAGGCGGTGTGAACGCAGTGGTGTAGCGTGCAACACCTTTGGTTATGCGAAGATCATCGATGTAACCGGTGAAATATTCAATATTAGCGCTGTAATCCCACGCTCCAATTCGTAAATCCTGACTGCTGACCGCAGGGGTGTTCAATCCTGAAATAGTACCAGCCGAAACACCGTTGATGAAAACAGTACCACTGGTACTGTTTCTAACCATTGCGATGTGAACCCAAGTGTTAACCACCAGTGCTGCAGATACGTCTATATACTGCTCAGTAGCAAAGCTGACACCGTAGAAATAAAAACGCAGCGCGTTTGTCGTTAACCATCTAATTGAAAAAGTTAAACCCGTCCAAGTTTGACCCGACGTATTATAGTAACCACGATGAACAATACCAAAATTGCTACTTAGGGAAGTTGCGTACACCCAACATTCAACTGTATAAGTTGTACCCAAGTCGAACGCAACACTGCTCGGAAACCGTAAATAATCACCATTACCGTCAAAGTAACCGGACGCACCACCGAACTTGGACTGCGCAGTAGAAATACGTGCATCACCGAATACCGTCGCAAAATTCGGTGACGAATCTACAAATGTGGTACTGGCATTAGCACCATTGAAGTTCAAAAGTAACTTAGTCTTGTCCCACCAGGGGTCGATAACATCACCTGTGTCAACAACCGAACCGCCACCGTCGGCAGCTTCCAAAGCAGTGGTGTAGTTATAAGACTCACCTGTTAAACCAGTGTTGACGGTACGCAGAAGCACATCGGTATCACCGTATATACGCAACACATAGTCAGTACCCACTTCAGGTGTGATCGTACCTGTCGATTGATCAATGATCGAAGCAGTCTGGGTGAGACGGTTACGATGCTTCCACGTCAAATTAAGACCGTCACCCAAACCTATGTTCTCAGGATAAGCAACACCGTTTACCCGAACCTGACCAGGTGCATATGGGCGAGCCTGACGCTGATTGATTGTGTATGTGTCTTCAGGTGTAGATGCAATTGCCAAGTCACCACTGGATGAATGCGTTTGCGCTTTGACCTTGACGATTTCAGTGGGAATGTAGCTAATCTCATCCTGACCTGCAGATGCGTCAGTCAGAATAACGGTATCACCAATGGCGTGTTCTATTGGGACAGTATCGAGCGCACCACGGTTCACCGTGATGGTGTTAGCGTCGGTATCGTAATCGGTGATGTGCATGTACTCACCATTAACGATGACACACGCATTACCCGACTCGATGAGGTATGCAATATTTCCTGCATCTGCCACTTCGAGAACACTTGTTTCTTCACGCACCAATGCGGCAGTCAGCGTGGTCATTGCAGCGTAGGATGCAGTGGTGCGCAATTCTACGTCAGCAGAGCCAGCGGCAGTCCACAGGTTGTAACCCAATGCGTCAGTCGATGCCTCTTTAGCGAATACGTCAATGTAGCAATCTGTTGGTTCCAGATAATCTAGGTCAGCGGTACTCATCGTTCTGGCGATGTCGTAATACGGTGTCTCGGTGATGTAGCGATACGGGGATGCCGTGAGAGGGGTAACGGGGTTCACCCAATCACTATATGTCGGCTTCACATATGAAGTGGCGGGTAGACCGAATACGTCTTGCACCGCTTCAATGGTGATTTTGTTGTCTTCGAGACTACCCATATCCATCGACAGAATACGGCACACCATGTTGCTGATACCGTGGTCGATCCAGGTGAAATTAAATACGTCACCTTCATATAAGTGGAATGCGCGACGATCAGTTGTAATGGTGAGCTTAGCAATAGGTTTAATACGCGATTCAAGCTCACGCTGTGCAACACGGGCTGCTAGTTCAGGATTGCGAATACCTGGTAGATCGACTTCCTGACTCTTGATTTGACCGTCAAACAGACCCGCGAGGTCATGTACGGTGATGGCATCAGACACACCGTCAGCATTGGTGTACTTGAGTGTTACCTCATTGACAATTTCATCACCAGTGGCACGACTGTACGACACTAAGTTGGAATTAGTTTGATCTAATACTGTCAGAGAACCCACTGAGTAGTCGTCACGAATTAGCTTGATAAAGATTTTACCGGTGGAGCGGTCTTGAGTGACTACACCATTGATATGGCGCAGCACCAACATAATGAAGTCTTCAATTGTTGACTGCTGCGTCCAACGCAGGCTGATACCGAAGCCTTCATCATAAAGAGCTTGAGCTACAGCATAGAATCGGGTGTCATCAATATCAGCAGTTGGATAACCCATACCCCACTCAGTGTTCGTGAGACATTCGCGAATAATGTGAGCAGGGTTCATGTCACCTACGGTTGAAGCATCATGTAAACCTGTAATATCGCAAACAAAACGATCCCCACTCCATGTGTCGTTATCATCGTGCATAAGCATTGATACAGTGTTCCGACCCTTGCGAAACCGAGCTTTCGGTATAACAAAGGATACACTGGCTGAATGAGTATCATAACCGTTGTAAACTAATACCCCGTTTATCCATAAAGAAAACCCATTGTCAAAAAAAACATTGAATGGTACGTCCGATGTTAATTCATTTACATATACGAACCGTTTTATCCAGACCTTAGTGTCAATTGGTACAATGGTTGATATATTGTTTCTAAAACCTAAAGAACTAATGGAAAGAGGACCTTTATTGTCACCAAAGGGGAAAGTCCCTGATGACCACGATATAAATTCGTTTGTATCCCCCGAATAATTATTGGATGAACCAAGTGATTCAACCAAATAATGCCATTCAGCAGTGTCTAAATCAGTATTTAATGCACCGGCGAATTCTTCACCTGTTACAGAACTGTTTAATACTGTTTCGATCTTCGCAATTTCAGGGTGCCAGTCTTTCGTATAACGGCGCGCCTTGATCTTGAACGGCTTGAAGTAAGGGTTCAGCGCTGACCAGCGAAACGCTTTAGATGGTACTTTGGGCTTGAGTGCGAACCCTGATGAGTTAGTAACCAAAGGTGGTGGTGATGCTTCTTTTGTGAATACACCGCTATCGGAAAACTCGGCATTGACCGCATCAACACCACGGAAAAATAGATTGAAGGTATTACGGTATGCAGGAACCGGACCAGCGATACCAGTTTTGCGCATAGACGAACCAAGGAATTCGTTTACCGGTAGGTCTGACTCACCAAACATGAAGTCCACTTGACCGTAGACCCCACCTTCACGCTTCTCGCCACCAAAGAGTTCATCTTTGTAGATGCTTCGGGTGCCGCTCTCAATGATCGATCCCACCCAGGCGGTTCTATCGCCCACGCGAATTTCAATGACTTCGTGAACCTCGTGCGCGAAGGTTGCCAGTACGTCCATGTCATACCAGTAACCTATGGTTTGCTTGCTTGATTTGCCGCCCATTCTTTTCTCGCTTCTTCAACTGCGGCCAACGCCATAGCGTCACCGGTGGCTTCTAATGTTTCGACGGGTATACCGTTTGTAATGAACTCGGACCAATCCAGATTGTGAAACTGAAACCAAAATCGGGCACCTTTGTTGCAATACTTAAGGTTGCCCGATTTGATATGTCTCACATGAACACGGATCACTTACCGCCGCTCGACTTAATCGCTTTGGTTGACGCATTGCCGTAGTAGGAAATCGCAGCGTCATCAATCCACACCTCACCGAAGATCACGCAGATCGGCTCACCCAACTTGGGTGATGGAATATCCAGCGTACCGGCTGTGGGTGTTGGGATTTTCGGCTTGGGAGCAATTGCATAAGCAATAGCAGAGATGACCAAGCTGACAAGTATTTGCATCCACATTAGTAGATCAACTCCCCGCTAAATGGATTCTTACTTGGTGTATAAGGGAAACCACCATAGCTGACCGCGTTGTCAAATTTAGTGTCGCACGTTGATATAGAGTGGTCGCAACCAGGGTAGAGCTTTACTATGTCACCAATATCCACGTTCATCGCTGGGCTGATTAGCGTAACCACATTGGTTGTACCAGGATGCGTAGTAATCATCCGGCGCTCAATCGTGTTCAATATGCCGTTGGTGTATTCAATGTATCCACCAGAGAAGTAACCGGCTGCAAAGGCGCTTACGCCTGACACTGTAATCGATGTACCACTCTGCGCTGAAACGGTGCCTGACAACTCGTAAGTTGCTCTAACAACACCACAGGCTGGACCATAAAGTACATGAGGACAACTGATCTGGAACAGACGACGCAGACCATAGCGTTGCACGCTGCTGCGAATCGGTTCGCAGGATAGAACAACTTCAGTGGGTTGCCACTCCAAGTTAATTATCCGGCCTTTCCACATCACGATTGTTTCGTGTGTCACGTCAGTGCGATGCACGCGCTTTGCAGTCAGTGAAACCACACCTGATGGCATAGACGTTCTGAATAATTCAAGAAACGCTGTGTCGTAAGGCAGCGTTATATCCAGCGACCCTTTCGATAAATCACCGCTGAACTGCAAGCTACCACGGTGAATTGGTATAGGTGCGTAGGTAAAACCGGTCACTGAGTCTGTGTATTCTTCATCACCGCTGGTGTATCGCCAAGTATCAGCGCCGTAGCTGAACTCATAGAGTTCAAGAGGCGATCCACCTTCGATACTTTGCTCTTGTGCTATGAAGGTCATGCTTTCACCAGTGTGAAGTTCGCGTCAACAGTCGCTACGGAATCCGACAAATAATTGATTGTAACCTGATCGGTAGTCAAACGGCAAAGGTGCATCAAGCAAATTCGCTGAACGGTAGTTGAGTTCAGTGCGACACCGATGGTGGTGGTCAGTGTCAATGTGGTGTAAGCACCGGTGACACTGGTTGACTGAATCGTTTTATAAATCGGCACATCGTTAATCATTATCATCAATGTTTTCAGCGCCGGATCAGTACCAACTAACCGATGAAATTCATTGGTTTTAACTTTGATTGACGTGGAACTGGATAACTCAGTGCTGTACAACTGGAAGTCAGCCATCCATGTTGGCATGTAAACTGCTTTCAAGCGACCCTTTAAGCGACCAAGCAGTTTTCTGAATTCCACAAGGTCAGCGGTATTCTTAAATACCCACTGGAAGCGGCGGGATAGTCGGGGGAAGTCGTTGGTGGCGAAGCCTGCGACAGCACCGGTTTGATAATCAACAAGCGCCGATTCGTAGTCATTACCGAACTGCAAGGGTTCAGCCCAGTTAGGCTTGCGCAAGATCACTTCGTAACCGTTGTAGGTAACAGCGGCAGTGGAGCTTGGGATATTCGGGCTCGTTGTTGCAGGGTCACAGTTGAACGAGATGCCAAGCTCAGTGAGTGCATCGGTGATCCGGCGCGATGTAATGCTACCAGGCATACGGGCGATCACTAGCGGGTACACACGGGTGCCCGATGCCCACGCACCGGTGGTGGGGTCTACAGGGGTGATCGTGGTATCGGTCAGAGTGTCAATCTCAACCACTTCATAGTTGAGTGAGTCTTTCAGAATGATGGCGTAGCCACCTTCGTAGAAACCCTTGTTCACTGTGTTAACGGTTAGTGAAGTTGCGCCGATGGATACCGAGGCACCAAGGGTTGTGCGACCCAACCAAAGCGGCAAACCCCAAGGTAGGTTTTGATTACCCCATAACAAATTATCGGCAATAGCCGATTCATTGTTTTTGACTGTGCTTGTGTACTCGAATGATTGGCGTGGCTTTGAACGCACTTCAATACGTTGCTCGTTACCCCTGTATGCACCAATGACATCGGTCAACCAATCAAGGGTTTCCCTGACCGGCTGAGTCCAATTTGGTGGGAAGGGCCACACAACGTAGTTGAACGCCATTACGCAAGTACCGTCTTGAAGGATGATTTATCAGCACGCATCGCATTGACGAGTACCTTGCGACCAGATGATGAGTTCAACGCTTCTTTGAGCACCGAGACACTATCAATCGCGTTCACAATTTTAACTTGCATTGGTGCTGAATTACCACCGTTACCGCCGTTCAATTGGTGACGCGGGTCATTGCGCGTTAATACTTCCTCACCTTTTTGCAAAATAGTCGGTACTTCATTCGGCTTCAAACCGGCGATGCCACCTGAGTGGTACTTCACAGCGTTGGCGAATGCTGTAACAGGCATCATACGTTTGGTGCCGGTCTGACCGACGATACCACCAGTGTGGTTTACACCCGCTAAGCGATTAACACCGCTCATTATCACACCACCGATACCACCTGTTGATCCACCAAAAGCTGATGTTAACGCCTTGAGAATTGCAGCCTGCATGATCGCTTTGGCAATCTGAATCAGGAAGTCAGATATGAAAGAGCGGAACGCATCTCTCATACCGGTGAATCCGTCTTTCCACGCCAATAATGTATCGGTGAGCCCGTTGGCAAACTGCTCGTTGACTTCACGGGCACTGATTAATTCAACGTTGGTTTTACCGAGTTCAGCGCGATACTGCTTAATGTTCTCAAGCATGGTTTGACCAAACGCAGATGCCGACAATTCTTGATTAGCGAGAATCAGCTTTTCAAGATCATCGATGGCTTGGCGAGTCTGATCCTGAGTTTGCTGATTTATTTCAGCAATCTTCTCTTTGCCTTGCAACTCAGTGTAGGTGCCCAGTTCTACCAGCGCATTAACCGTCTGAATTCGCTCAGCACGAATCGACATCTCATCGTTAATCTTCTTTTCAAGGTCAAGCAACTGCTGATTGGTAGCACGTTGTTTCTCGAAGTCAACAGTCTTACCGAGATTACCTACACTTTGGCTGATCGGTACACTTTTGATCTTGTCGGAAATAGCCTGAGCCTTGGCGAGCGCTTCATCCATTTGTGGCAGGAAAAGCTTGTTGGCGTCAAGGATTCGCTTGTTGGCTTCTTCTGCTGAGATAGAACCGAGTGATTGCAACTCATTAATTTCAGAAATCGCTTTGCGGCGATCCTCAATCAACCGGTTAATTTCTTTCTCGGCTTCCTGCACCTGTTTGATCGCTACGACTTGCGCGATCTTGGACTTAGCTTCTTCCTGGTTTATACCAGAGACACCCGCAGCCTTCGCCTTGGACAGCTTATCCAACAGCTTGTCGTATTCAAGATTGATGGCATCCAAACGCTCTTGAAGCGTGTTGCCGGACTTCTCTTGAATCTCTTTATCGATAGCAGTCAACGCATCAGAAATTTGACTGCGTAATGCGTCAAGCTGTTCTTGGGTGAGCTTTTTACCGGTGCCAGCAAGGGCCTTGCCGCGAAGTTTGTTTAATTCATCTTCGTTAAATAAAGCTTTGGCAATTTCTGCCGCTGCCTTCTCAGCATCCTTCTTCGTCTGATCGGGATCAATGAGTTGTATCTTGTCCTTATTGGCAAACTCACGCTCGATAATACCTAGTGAATTTTTTACGTTATTACCGACTTCAGCCACATCAGTCTTGAACTGCTCAATCGCTTCTTTAATCGAAAGTTCACGAGTGACAACTTTGAATAATGTAGAAAAGTTACGGGCGATAAGATCGAAACCACCGACCATCTGTGCAGCGGCTTTTTGTACCCATTCAGACTGAGCGTATAAGTATGTGCCAATACCAAAACCTGCAGCACCAGCGACAAGTGCAGCCTGTAATCCAACAAATGCGATACGCAAAGTCGCCATTGCGATAGCAGCACGACTACCGGCAGCGGTTGCAGCAGCGAGTTGAGCAGTCATTGCCGCGAGCGATGTAGCCAATGCTACGCCGAAGTTGGCAATAGCACCGATGGCTTTGGCACCGAATATTAATGCAAGAACAATACCAAGCTCATCCAAATATTGAATCATATTGATGAGCAGTTTAATAATTTGAGAAAACCCATTTACAAGATCAAGTATGCCTTGACGAATCTCAGGTTTCTTGAGTTCAGCCGTGATCGCTTTCAGACCTTGAGTGAGAATATCGATAAAACCACCATCTGCGATTTCCTTGCGGATTTCAGTCATGGTGTTACGGAATTCTTCAAGTGCCGCGTCCGGTGCGTTTAGCGCCTGCGCAACGTTGCTGCTGTAAGTCTCGTAGAGATTATTGGCGAGTAGGATGGCAGCTTCGTAGCTGACGTTGCCTTGCTCCATTGCCTTCTCAAGATCAGCGGTACTAATCTTGAGCGCATCAGCAGTACGCTTTACCGCACCAGGTAAACGATCACCAATCTGTTGACGAAGTTCTTCAGATGATAGTTTCTGTTTACTGAAAATCTGGGTGAGCGCACGCATTACACCGCTGAAGTCTTCAGTGCTTATGCGACCTACACGGGCAGCAGTGGCGAAGCCTTCAAACGTCTTACGAATATCATCCAGCGGTACTTGTGTGGCATCCATACCGCTGATGAACTTTGAATACTCATCCAGAGTCGCTTCAAAGTTGAGTTTCAGGTCATCACTCAGCTTCTTGATGAACTCGACTTCACCTTCTACCGCAGTCGCATCATTTTTGAAAAAAACCGAGAAGCGCGATTCAGCTTTGGCGAATAGTACGCTTGTGTCGTAGATGCTTTTGATCGCACCACCAACAGCGTAGATACCACCATAAGTGGCAGCAATGGCAAGCAGTTCACCCTTGATACGCTGCAGGTAGCTCAGTGTGGTACGTGTGTCGCCACCCATCCGGTTGAAGGTGCCACCAATGCGGTCAATGTTCCCACCGGCGTTGTTAGCCGAGTCACCCACGCGGTTAAGCTGTTGCTCAAGGCGGCGTTGATCGGCGGTCAAGTTCTCGGTGATGCGATCCAGTTCAGCTTGTCGAGTGGCCAGTCGGCTTGAACTGATACCGGCAGACTCCAAGCGTACACGTAGTTCAGCAAGCTCTTGTTGCTCACGTTGAACAGCCTGTGTCGCCTGCTGAATGCGTTGCAGGTATGCGTCACGGCGCGCTATTGCACGGGGGTCAACGCTAGACGCTTCAGCAATCGCTTGGTTGGCAGCGGTGATCCGCTGAGCCGTAGTGTTATAGCGTTCCTCAAGTGTGCTCAGGGAAGCGGTGAGGCGGTCTATGTTCGCCTTCTGACGATTAGTACCTTCCTGGCGCTGAGCTTCGGTAAACGCAGCCAGCGACTTCTTAAGCTCATCGTAGAGTTTCTTCTGTGCCGCAGCCTTGGCTTTGTTGGCATCGAACGCAGCCTGTTCACGGCGCAGTGCGGCAGTGAGGCTGGTCGATTCACGGTTAAGATCAGCTTGTGACCGGCGCGCAGCGTCATACTGAGCAACAAGCTCATTAAGGGATGCTGCAGATGAGCGCGCAAGTGAGCGGGTGGCTTCACCGGCGTTCTCACGACTGGCTTGCTTCTGGAACTCTTTGTTTAGTTGCTTCGCGGCATCCAGTTGCTTTTTCATCACGACAAGATTCGCTTCACCCTCTTGGCGAAGTTTCTCATTGTCGGTTTTGCGGTTATTAAGACTGTTGATCGCTTTGTTATTTTCAGCGATGTCTTTGGTCAGTTGTCGCCACGCTTTACCGGCATCAAGAATCTGAGCTTCTTGCCTTTGGATAGCAGCGATAGACCTCTCATCTAACCCTTGGTTACGGATGAGTTCTTCATTGGACTTTTCAAGTTCACGGCGTGCGATGGCTAGCGCTTCACCAAGTTTGCCTTGCTTCTCGGTGAGCTTGGCAAGGCTGGCGGTGAGACGATCATTAGGTTCACGGGCCTGATTAGCAGCACGTTCAATATCAGCGAACTCAGCCTGTAGTTCAGCAAGCTTGCGCTGTGCCTTAGTGACGGTCTGGGCTTGCTGTTCAATTGAATCAATGAATTCTTGCTGTGACGCAATAGCCTTTTTAAGCGCGGTTACATCAGCGATGGCAGCGTTGGTTTTATCAAGCTGTTGTTTAAGTTGCTTTAACTTCTTCTCGATACCGTCGAAGAAGCTGCTGTCCCGCCCATTACGGGCGAGTTCAGCGGCCATATCATTGAGTGCTTCGGTAATCTGTTCAAACGTTCTATCCGTTTCGTTCTTGGCACTGATTACCAGTTCAACACTATTGTTACGGGCCATTAGACAACCTCTTGATTAATTCACTGAATGCCTTCTGGCCTTCTTTACCACCGATGACCGATGCGATTGCCGATTGGGTGAGAATCGCCTGTGTGGTCATCTGCATGTTAATGCGATGTGTGGCGAGTCGTACTTCAATGAACAATGTGCATAGCGGGTAACGGTGAGCATTAAAGTGCCCTTCCGAACGAAGGAAGGACACCTGTTCACGCAGCGTTACGAACCAGTGTTGTTCAGGTTTAGATTCTGCTGCGAACTCATCGAGGGGATCGCTTGCTTCGCTGACTGGATCAAACGAAGCACGAGGGCCAAAAAATCGGTTAGACCACCCGTTTCCTCAATCGTGAGTTTATAAATCTGTTCCAGCGCCCTGATCTGTACAGGAAGTGGCATCCTTGCCGCAACCGCCTGGTCTGGCATATCGGCAGCGAGGGCGATCATCTGCGCCACGACTTGCGGAGCCTTAATGATAAGGTCTGCACCAAACTCTTTAACATCGAAGCCATCATCACCTTGGTGAGCACCTTCAATGAATGAGAAAATTTTATCTACACTTGCACCGTGGGTTGTGAACAGTATTGTAATGTCTTGAACGCTCAGTCCGCGAACATCAAAACCTACCTTACCGTTACTACCCCATTCGACTCTTTCGGTTGGGATAATGAAATCTTGCATTTGATCGCCCTTATGAAAAAGTCGGCACCGTTAAGTGCCGACGTTGTTGTTAGGCCGGACGGCCATCGATATAGATTGCCGCCTGACCGGTGTTCTCACCAATCTCTACAGAGAAGCTTGCTGACTGCCAATCTTCACCTTTCAGTGCGAAGTCACCCGATGGGCGCAACGTAACTTTAGGAATGTAGAAGTCGCGCTGAGTACCCTTGGGGTTCTTAGACACGAAACGGATTGAACCAGTCAACGATGCCGCAGAACTGGTTGCAATACGGTCACGGGTGTTGGCCGCAGGGGTGTAGTCAACCAACAGGTCATCCAAGTCGGTCAACGTAACACTTGACTCAAGCAACTGAATGCGACCCAAGGCTGCATCCAAGGTGTAGTCAGTGTTCAACACCAAGTTGGTAGCCGGTGCCTTGGTGACGGTAACAGAACTGACATTACGAACACCCTGTGGGTTACTGACGGTTTTACCCAACTGATAGAAGTAACCCTTCTTGATGTTGTTGATCTGCTCATCAACCACCGGTGTTGCAAGCTGGGTAACAGTGCTAACGTCTGCCAAGAAGAACAATGCAACGTTCTCTTTAGACATGTTGTCAGTGGTCAAAGTACCGTTACGGGTAATCTGAGTCACCACCGAGTCGTCTTTGGTTTTGATACCGTTATCCGAATCGAAGTGATCCAAGTTTTCAGATTCAATGGTGATGTTGAACTCGGTGGTATTACCCAAGTAACGTTCACCTGAACCCTGATCAAAGTAAACTTCGCCCTTGCCGAGCGTGTACGCTTTGGTTTCGAGTGCCATTTTTAAAGCTCCTAATTACACAATGTGACCAGTTTTACGCAGCCGCTCAGCCTGCTGGTCGTTAAGAGAAACTTTGGCTGGAGGGTTCACCTCTTTACCCGATTTGGTAATCGGCTTCAGAAGTTCGTACTCGTTTACCAAAGTAGCGTCATCTGCCTTCGGGGTTTCCGCTGGCAAAGATTTGTCTGCATTCTTACGCATAAGGATTTTCCAACTCATCAACGATATTGATTGTTAGTTTCAAAACAAAAGTTGCGATACCAGATGTGTCAGATGAAGGAGGGAGGGCAACGCCACCATCGATCATCATGTCAACGATTAACCCACCAAACATATAGTTGGGATTACGATTAACCGGTGTATCGGGGCGCATAATAACTGCCAAACACTTCTTCACATCTGCCATCAGATTATGAGCAGGATCAGTAGGGTGCTCATCGTCAGCATTAATGTAACCCTGAACAGCAATGAACCAGTCATCTTTCTGAACGGTTCCATCGGCGCGCACAGCGTTTTCAGGGCGCATCTCGAAAATACCCAAACAGGGTAACGTAGTTTCATCACCGAAGCCACCGCGACCACGGAAAACGCTACCTAACAGGTCAAATTGATAACCATTTGCCACCAGAATTGTTTCCAATTGGGTGGTGAGCAATTTAAGCACCTGCAGGCGTTTACTATCGGCCACTTGTTAACCTCGCAAATTGACGTTGGAATTCATCATCCAAGTGGTCTTCAACATACTTTAAACCTTCGTTGGCAACCTGATTGCGGAACAACTGTTCAACAGATGGGCCGTACAACAGGTAGACATCTTGATCGCGGCTGCTACTACCCAGTGGTTTACCAGGGAGCTTCTTACCTTTGATTCGTTCACCAGCGGGTAAGCGAATCGCAACCCCTGTATTCCCACCATCGGCATTGCCAGCCTTTAAGTTCACAAAAAACGCTTTTGCAATTTTACGTGAACGCTTTACGTGGACACTGACACCAGCCTTCTTGCGACCACCACCTTTGGCGGGGGCGTAGAGTTGTTTGGCATCGAACCGGTTCAGCGATGTTGCACGATTGCGGCCAACAATGGATGCGCTCAATGCACCTGGTTTGGCGAATTTTGCAATCTTCAACCGTGGTTCAGAACCATCTCGACCATCAAGATAACTAGCCTTGAGATTGACCGAACTCATAATCTTCTTTTTGCTTCGAGCGTAGACCTTACGGGTCATATCGTTGATGGCGAGCGCAGCCGCTTTCTCAGCGATTTGGGCATTGCGTTCCATGTACTTCTGGAAGTCTTTAATGCCTCTGAACTTAAGCTCGAAGCCAGCCATTACTCACCTGAGCCTGAACCAATCATGGTTTCACCTCACACATCACGTAGAACTCACCTTGGGGCGTTACCGTCTCAATCTTAAGCACGGTGCCATCATCGAACGTCAATGTTGCATTACGTTTGGGGGTGGGCACTTCTCGCAGATCAACCACAACGCGATTAATCTGCGACAAAATCCCAGGGGAGAAGTCCTCTAAGTCATCACCGATGAATGCGGTCTTACGGTGATGTCTGACTGTGCAACTAACAGGAACCGTGCCATCGTTGTACACGCAGGGATAACCCATTGTGTTATGAACAATGTCACGGGCTTCCTGTTTAGTTGCACGCCAGTCCATTCTTACTCTACCGCATCCGAGCCATCATCAAGACCGAGGTCGTCATCTTCTTCATCAGAAGATTCACCTTCAGCGGCACCTTCAATGGGTGCAGAAGATGCGGCGTTGAGAGCATCAGCGGCAGCTTTGGCGTTTTTCTTGTCCAATGCTTCCTGCTGCTTTTTAGTCAAAGGTTTTGGTGCAGGCTCAGAACCACCAATCTTCGGCGCAATGTCAGCCAGAGTCGGTGCGGTGTCAGAGACAAGTTCACCTTCGATGATGCTTGGGCCACGCTCAAAATGATTGTCAGCGACAGCTTCGCTTGGGTCTACACCGTAGCCTTCGGCAAGGTGCTTCTTAGCGGTATTGGTATCGACTTCATACAGATCACCAGGGTTAGCAATACCTTCTGCTTTGCGAGTGCCGGTAAGAACGTTCGATAGACCTTGAATTTCAAAAACTGCTTTCAGTTTCATGGTTGATCACCCACGGAAAAGTTGATTAGATAAGGCGGTGTTACCCGCCTTATTGTGTACCTATTACTCTACAGCGCGGATGCGCCATGAAGCGTTAGGCTGCTTGGGCACCATCAAAGGTGCAGATTGCATAAGCAAGAATTCCGCAGATGGGTCTTCCTGTTCAAACAACTTAGCGAAGATGTCCAAAGACTGCCAACCGGCCTTCTTGTCCATGATCGCACCGAAGCAACGAACACCCTGGAAACCTTCAGCGGCAACAGCAACAACGTCGCGTGGGTCCATGAATGGGGTGCTTGCACCAGTGTCGTCTTCGTAGATTTCACTGTAAACCCAAACATCGGTCATGCCGAAGCGACCCATGTACTGATAGGGTTCACCGTTACCTGGACCAACTTCAGCAGTTGAAGTAGAACCACGACGGGTTTCCAGCAAGTTCTTGATTGACGCATGGTTGCTGAACGCATCCCAAGCCGAAGTACCCATGATTACACCAGTAGGCGCATAACCACTCAAGGTACGGGCACGACTGTTCATCGCGTTGATATCAGCAATCGGGGTAGACGCTGAGTTAGTCCATGCAGCACTGCCGGTTTTAACCGAGGTCAAGCTGTTGTCACGACCAAAACTGATGGACACAGTTGGATAGTTCTCACCAGAAACAGTCACGCTAGAGTAGAGAACCGCTTGAGCAGCCATCCAGTTCCAACGACGAATGATCTGATTCTTGAACTTGCGAGTCATATCCACAACAACCGCATCGCGGCGAGCAGACAAACTCAGTTCACCCGTGTACGCCTCACCGGCGCGACGTTCAATCAACTGCGATGGATCAACGATACCTTTAGGCTTCAAGTACGCAGGCGCGAAACGCTTGGTGCTGTAGCCTTCCTTCGAGATTGCCTTACCCTGAGAGGTAGGTGCAACGAAAGGAGCCAAACGCTGAGTCTCATCAACCAAGTCGAAGTCAACATAGCGGGTTTGGAAGTTAATCTGACCCTTGAAGAAGTTATCCAACCAGAAGGTAGACGGGTTGCGAACAACACGCACCATCTGAAGCAGATCATGTGTGGTAAAAGTCGTATAAGACATGTATTACTCCTTAACCCGCGAGAGTGCGAACAGTGATGGGTGTACGATCAAACGCCGCTTCTTTCTGGGCATCTGTCGAGGTTGTCCACACCAACGCGGCGATGTTGAAGTCACCGCTGATGTAGTAAGGCTTGGTATCGGCACCAGCGGTGGTGTCGATTGCTTCGGTAGTGATACCAACAGCAATGTTAGTCGCATTAGCACCCGCTGGGTCCCATGCAACCAATTTACCAGTTGAACTATTGCGCGCAATCACGGTGTTCGCAGCCAACGTCAAAGACGCAGCAAATGAACCTGGTTTAGTACGCACAGCACCGTCGCCAGCGAAAAGCTGAGGCGGTGTATAAGAGGTCAGTTCAGGACCCGATGCAAGAATGCCAGCCATTTTTAGCTCCTAATTAGTTCAGTTTGTCGTAAGTTTCACCAGAAGCAGCACTGTAACTTGCCATTGCTTTCTTCCAGGCTGGAACATCCGCTGACTGGGATGAAGCATCTGCAGTCATGTCAGGATTATCCGTACCGGTCATAGCATCAGCAAAGGTGTTGCCTTTGGTGGAAGCCGATGTTTCCTGAACTTTAGGAGCCGCCGCCAAAATTGCTTTGGCAGAATCCACGTTCAGACCTTGTTCGCAAAGAACTTGAGCCATAGACTCACGACCTTTTGCTTCATCACAGCCCATAATGCCCATAATGCGAGCGCGTTCAGCAGTGGCACCTTCTTTCATGCCATCAGCCTTAGCAGCATCTACCTGAGCCTGAGTAACAGCGACACCAGAGCTTTCGTTGCCGGACGTGGCACCCGTGGTCGCCTGCTGAGTAGTATCAGTAGCCATAAAATTTCCCCATGTTTTGCCGTTTAGTTCGGCCACGAACTCTGAAAGCGTCTCATCAGGAGATGCTACGGAGTCCACCAATCCCAGACTCAACGCTTCCTCTGCACCATACGTCAGTGCTTCGGTGTCACGTATCGCTTGGGAACTCATCGAACGGTTGTTTGCAACCGTATCGACAAATAATGCGTAAGTCGTTTCCAACCTACTATCAATTCGTTTCTTCACTTCGTCGGGCAACGGCTCATAAGGGTTGCCATCAACCTTATGACTACCTTTGAACAACAGAGTAACGTTAATTCCAGACTTGTCCAGCATCTTGCTGTAATCGACGTGCGCGGTTACAACACCGATGGAACCTACGCCACCGGTTACTGGCACAACAATCTTGCTGGCGGCTGATGCGAGCAGGTAAGCCGCACTGTATGCGTGGGCATTAACCATTGCGACAACCGGCTTCTCAGCAGAAACCGCTTTGATCTTCGCAGCAGTTTCAAACGCACCATCAACTTCGCCGCCGCCGGAATTAATGTCAAGGACGATACCTTGAACATCGTTATCCTGTAGCGCGAAGTCGAGCATTTTGGTGATGAAACCATAACCGGTGTAGCTGTAACCCTGCCAGTCCACCTTGTGATACAGCGTACCGTTAACAGGGATGACCGCGACATTGCCTTCCATTCGATAAGGCTTACGATCACCGCTGTAAGCAGCAGCCCACATCGCATCCATCTGTGCAGATAGATCGTCAATGTGAAGCGCGTCACCCGTAGGGTTGTGCTTGAGGTAATCAGCAATCTGCTCATCAACCATCAACGGGCGATTGTGCAGGCGGGAACCCATATTAATCTTGGTTGTCATTGTTGTTTCCCGTATCAGTACTTTGGTTATCAGGTTGCGACTGCTGTTGTTGCTTACTGTTTTCACCCGATGTGTTAAAGCTCAAACCCATTTCATCCATCATCGCCTTCTCACGTTGGCGTTGACGGAATACTTCACGGAAGTCATCACCGAAGCGCGCACATTCAACTTCGTAGGTACTCAAACCACCTTCAATACGCTTGAGCGCAGCTTGGGTTTCTTTGAGTTCATCAATCTGGCCACGTGATGCGCCGATCCACGTACAGTTGGTGTAAAAGTCTTTGTTCATGCCATCGTAGAAGCTTGGGGCATCAGGTGGAAGGAACTGTGCAAACTCACCACGGTTGTACGCTTCCTCAAACCAGAGGCGGTACATGTCGGTGGCGAACGCATCAGCGGCAGACTTTTTACGAGCCTGCATCATCTTCCAAGTCTGACCCATGGCTGCACGGGCAGATGAGTAATTCGTTTGGGTGAAGTCGCGGCTGAATTCTTCGTAACTCAAACCCAAACCTGCAGCAATGTTACGCAGCAGCGATGCTTCAAAGTTAGTGCCGATGCCACCAGGTTGACCGGCGTTCTGCAGCTTCAACTTTGTGCCAGGGTAAGCATGTGGAATGCTTACACCATCGATCTTCATGTTGGGTGATTCACCGGTGTATGCAGCAATCGCAGACAAATAATCAGTGGCCCAGTTGTTTACGCTACCTGAACCATTACCACCGATTGACTCGAACGCTTCCATTGGGGGAAGGTCAGATTCAAGTACGGCGGCGTAGGTGGCATTCAGAACGGCGTTTTGCAATACGGTGTCGTGGTACTTTTTCGCCATCTTGGTTTCTTTAAGAACCGAAACCAGATCACCGATACCGCGAGACTGATCAACGCGCTGTTGCTCGAAGTAGTGCAAGACCATCTTGCGGCCCCACGGCTTGTAAGCGCGCACGGGCTTCCATCTGAACTGATCCATCTCGAAGTAATCCGCAGGAACGGATTCGCGGAACCAGTAGATGTACGGGGCACCGAAGGTGTCGGTCTGAATCCCCTTACGTAAATTCTTGTCGTCACTTTTGCCTTCAGGGTTACTGAGGCGAATAGGATCGATCATCTGGATTGCGGTGTTGTAGGGACGACCTACCTGGCGAATCCACTCAGCGGTGGCTACCGATTCACCCACCACGACAGACTGTGCAACAGCGAGTCGCACAAGACCGGTGAGGGTGTTACGGCGTGACGCATCAATCCAGCAATCGGGACTTTCAGCATAGGCGGTGAAGCGTTGCTCAACGTATTCCTGGAACTTCTCAGCCCATTCAGACGTAAGCCCAAGCATCTTGAACATCGGTTTGGCGTTGAGGCGGTATAGGCCACCAACGATAGAATCTTTGTAGGTTTGGATGCCGTTGTTGACATAACCGTCATTGCGCTCAAGGTCGAGGCTACGGGCATCAAGAGTGTCTTTCTCACGAAGGAGAGACGCATCGGCAGAGCGAAGGGGGCTGTGCCACAGGGCGAGTTCACGACTGAGGCGAGACGCACCATCGAAGCCACCGTTGTTGGCTCCTTGCTTCAGTGCGATTTGCTCAATCTTTACACCCATTAGAAAAATACCTTCATCGGACGATTAAGCGAGGTGTTTGATAGTTTGTTTTGCAACGTTTGAATGTATTGTGCGAGTACGGCTTTGTCGGCAACGTTGAATTCAACACGCTCGCCATTTTGGTCTACTACCACACGGGGACTCTTACCGGTGACAAGTGCGTGGTACGCATCCTGGGCTTGAGTGAGAAGTTCCTGAGTGGTTGCCATTAGCCTACCTTCTGCGCAAGTTTTCTTAGTTTGGTTAAGTTGTCGTCTTCGTCCTTCGGCTTGTGTTTAACACCGTTGGTTGTAACGGGGTCAGATACAAGTGGGTTTTCATCCCACGTTCGCGCCCAAGCTTGTTCAGGCTTATCCCAGTTAATCTTCTCGGCTCGCAGCGCTACACAAAGTGCGTAACAGTAAGCCAACAAGTCCCACGATTCGTTTCGCAGTTTCTTGAGATTTTCCCAAACACCTTTTGCGTTTCGCGTTTCAACACAAAGTTCTTTGAAGAAGTCCAGCGTTAACCAATCAGCAAATTCAATGTAACCGGCACCTGGTTCTTCACGCCCCAGTGCGGCATCCAACCAGTCTTTCAGAATATCGGTGTTCAGCATGAGTACGGGGATTTCCCCACGCGCACCAGCGTTACGATCCTTCCGGTCACTGTCTGGAAAACTCTTTTGCACACGCGGTGCCGACTTGTGAGATGCGCCCTTGAGTAGATAAAAGCGACCAGCCAAACCTTGAGTTTTCAAGCGACGGTAGTATTCGTAGGCGCGAGTTGTTACACCCGCACGTCCACCCGAATCACAGCCTACCAATTTTATTGACATTTGTCTACCTGATCCATCCTCCAACGGATAGGTTCTCTCGATAACTTGTGACGTAATTAAATCCCAGTCTTCAGGGTAGCTGGCAGGGTTGACCAGTTGACGCTCGTTGTCTTCGTCGCGGCGTTCTGATTTCTGAATATCGAATCGGTCGATCACAACGAGGTCAACGGTATTTGCACCAGGTTTGACACCGTGTACTTGCACTACGAACTTGTGCTTCTGCACGTCGATGGTGGCAACGATGAAGCGTACACCAATGGGCACAACACGTTCACCAAAGTCACCGGCGCGCTGCATCAGGTCTTCGGGTGAACGGGCATCACGCAGCTTCGGTGGAATGTACGGCTCACCCTGGTCGGTGTTGTACGTGGTCTTCAGTGGGCGATCATTACCGGTGGACTCGTATTCTTGGTAGGCGAGTAGGTAGTTGATCACCAGGGTTTTCCACTGACCAAATGCCGTGGCCGGACCCTTCACCCAAAATGAGGCAATGTCGGATCGACGGGGTGTTCCACCACGGTTGCCAAACTTGTCGATAGTTTCACCGTCGCGCAACCAAACCGCATTCAGATTCAGTTCGTACTTCTGGTGAAACTCGATACACGCTCCATTTTGCTCAAAGCAATGCGGGCACGCAATATATGCGTTTTCAGCGCAATACATTAGGTCATCGGATTCGGGCCAACGCATTAGTGCGAAGGATGGCTCAAAGTATTCACCGCAGTGTGGGCACTTCCAGTAAAGCCGACGACGATCACCACGGTTGTAGATACCGAGTATACCTTCACATGGGGGTGCTTCATGTGGGGTCGATGGTGTCCACCGGTGATCGATGATGTCTTTGGATGGTGACGACTCAACGTAAGCCATACCCAAGCGCTTATACGAGTTGGTACGACGGCGGAAAAGGTCAAACCCCGCACCTTCACCCCCAATGTCTTCTGGCCAACGATCATAGTCTGTACCAGCTACGCGACGAATGGTTTTACCACTGAGTGCATTTACCGTTGGCCACGCAATACTGAGCACGGTGCCAGACTTGAACATCTTGTCAAAGGTGTTATCTGCTGAACTGGTGTTGAGCATCCGACTCCCCAATTCGGGAGAGTGTCGAAGCATCCGGTCAACTTTCATCATCGAGAAGTTGCGCGCTTCAGTCTGACTCTTTTCCACCAGCATGTAGTCACTGGGATCACAAGTGACGTTGTACGCAAGCCAATTTAGTATTATTTCCGATTTACCGCTCTGCGCGGGGGCCACGAAACAGACCGCTGAGAAGTCCCTAGATTCGAGGGTATCCATCACTTCACGGTTATACGGCACCATGTCGTTATCCCACGGGCCAACGTAGGCGGGTGGGTTGTATACGATTCGGTACTTCGCCGCCGCATCGCTGACGCTGATACGTTCAGGGGGAAGGAGGATTTCACTCAAGTCACCGACAATCTCTTTCAGGGTGCCGTAGCGCTTTTGCACGAAGTCGTTCATAGCAGCCCCAATTCGCGCAGTTCCGCATCAGCGTCACTTTCATCGGGCATCGACTCATCTTCGCCCGTATCCATCACCAGAAGCTTCTGGCGGGTGTCGTTGAGCAGGGTGTCACCGAAGGTCTTGGCTTTGACGATTACTTCTGGGGGAAGCCCTGACTCGTGTTCCAGCGCATCGATGAATACAACGGTGGATTCGCGGAACTGCTTGAACACCTGGGCAAAGATTTGAACCACTTTGGAGGTGCGCCACAAGTCACCGGCGTTTTCCTCAAACTTCTGCTTCTTGAGTTGGGCATCCCAATAATCTTTTTCACGCTCAGCAGCGCGGCGGGTGCCAGCACCAACTTCGAGTAGCAAGGGTGCCGCTTCGGAAACTTTGTAAATCGGATGGGATGCACGAACCCCCGATGGCGTTAACCCACGCAAGCGATCCGTTACGGTACGACGATCCATCGCAAACAATTCAGCGAGTTGATTGATCGATGCACCATGAACGATGTCTGCGTAAGTTACGACAGCCCCCAAACTAAACCTCACAATATTATTTAAAACTGTTGTTGCTAGTGTACAACAAATAATTGATTTTTGGATAGGAGCAGTTGTTTTTATGGAGGGTATAACTATTGCGTCACCAAGGTGATTTACGTCGAATTTGTAACTAATGTAACCAATGTAACTGTAACTAATCAATTTAGGAGCTGCGCGTAAATTCCCACACACCCCCACCAAGGGGCGTTACCAACCCCCTTATTATCTATTTATTATTATTATTACTTTTTATTAAAAATTAGTTACATTAGTTACAGATAGAAAAATATCAATGAAATCAATGGTTTCGAGTGTAACCAGATGTTAGTTACATTAGTTACGTTTTGACCCTTATTAGTTACAAATTTGATTGACGACTTCAATACATGTATAAACGTACCGTCAAAAGTGTAACTAATTAGTTACAGAAAAAAAGGAGCAGTCGTGAAGGTCAAAGAAATCGTCAAACAGCTTCGCACTGAAGCAAAGCAGTTGAACAGGGCGGCAGATATGATTGAAGGTTCAATGCAGAAAAGCGGTCCAGGGCGACCACCCAAAGTAGTGACGCAGGGGACAAAACGACGAGGTAGGCCACCGAAGAAGAAGGCTGAAGAACCGAAGTCCTGATACAAAAAAAGCCGCTGATTCACACCAGCGGCTTTTCTCTTTTAGAACTCAACACGTATGTGTTCGGATAGTGCTTCCATGTTCAACCTGACACCCGAATAGAATTTAGCAACCGTACCGTTTTCCCTTACAGGTACACTTTTTACATTTGGTAATATTGAAGTCATTCGTTTACCAAACTGTTTATTGTAGATCGCCTTCATATCAATCTCAGCACAGAAGCGCTCATACAGGTCATACACTTCACCCACTGACACCTTCGATTCTGGATCAATAATTATGAACTTCTCAATGAAGGTTTTGATGGGGTTAGCCAGTTCACGCAACTCCTTCGCTTCTTCGAGACTGCGCTTCGGTTCAATAAAGCGACCCGTAACACCTAAGTCCATCAGCCCCTTCACAGCCCAATTAAAGATACCTTGAACTTCGGCTTCCAGCTTATTCACCAGACGCACATCTTCACGACCTGCGAACGACACGCGGAACGGTAACACCATATAACGGTTGAACAGTGCATCGTATTCATCAGCGAAGCGGGGCACCTGGTTAGCCACCAACGTGATGCGTGCGGGAATGTGACCCACGGCAATCGACTTGAACTTCCGGTTCACCGATACAACGTCACCCGATGTAATGTTCAACAGTGCTTCGCGCACCGAGTTGATCTTGGACTTCTCAACCTGCACCGCATCGGGCACAACCACTGACTTAGCGTGCATCATGCCTTCCAAACCAAAGTCGGTGGTGAACGCACGTAAGCTGGTGCCCACGTAGTTATCCTTGCCGACCAACAGTTGCAAGATGTGCATGATCGTACCTTTACCTGAACGCGACTCACCGGCTGCGATCAACATTTTCTGGAAGCGGTAATCGTAGATAATGTTGTAGCCGAACCACTGCTGCAGTAGTCGTATACAATCCTTATCGCCTTCAAACACATCAACCAAAAACTTATCCCAAACTGGGCACGTCGCGGTATCGTCATAGTCGAAGTCGAGGTGATTGAGTACCCAATGTTTAGGTGAGTGCGGCAGAATCGCAAGATCAGCCAATCCCATATCCCAACCATCAAAATCGATCACGCCGTTCTTAAAGCAAATTTTTGTCTTGCTAATAGTGAACGTCTTTCTGGTGGCAAAGCGCTTAACCGCCTTAATGGTGTTATTGATCTGCCCCATCGACATGTCTTTGGCACCACGGCTCATTGCGATATGCACGTCACTTTCAAACTGTTCGTCGTCCAACTTCTGCCAGTATTTTTGGTTGTACTTATAGAACTGTTGTTCCTGACGCACCAATGGTGTTTCGTGTGATAGAAAAAGTAGTGCGTTTCGGTTAAAATTGTTCTTAACGTATTCAACTTTGTCTTTTGAACTGGTTGTTTCGTTTTCTGTACTGGTTTGCTCAATAGTAAATTCATCCTGTTCGGTATCATCAACCATGGTGTCGAACAGGTTTTTTTCTTCTTCTACCTGCCTGAATAACTTCGCCACGGTGTACTTCCACACCCATTCCATCGCTGATTGACGATTACCGCGACGCTCGGTAGCTGGCATCCCCAAATAGAAGTTGTCATCGGTGAGAATCGTCAGGATCGTTTCTTTATTTGCACCGGCATAAACCATCTGCCGCGATACAAAGAACATCGCAAGTGAGCGATCTGGCTGACCATCGTGATTGGCAAAATCCTCGATACCTTCACCGTTGCGAATCAAGTTGCGGGTGTAGTCGTCAATATTGAGTTCGTCCAACGATATAATTTTCGCATCGTTATCCCAGTCAAAATCTGCAGCAATAAAGCTTTCTACTGACTTGGCACCGAACCAGTTTTCGTAGAGTTCACGAACCTGTTCTGGGCGTTCGTTTACAACACCTTTACCGTCGATGATGTCAGCGGTGATCGTGAAGAACCGGCCTTCCTGATAAATCTCATGGCCCGTTTTATTGTCACAGTGACCACTACCAGGTAAGCGCCCACGGCAAATAACGTGCAACCCGTTACCGGAAACTGACCGTTCACTATAGCTGTCGAGCAGACTGACAACTTCGCGACCATCATCATTCAGATTACCGTCTTCATCAAAGCACCCATCAACGTCTACACCGATGAAGTCATCATCCGGTGTAAATACGAAACCGATACCGTCAAAACCACCTTCGAGTAGATAGGTGTCGCACGCTTCATCAAAGGTGCCCCAGTCTGCGCGCTTGGTGGAACTGGCTTTATATCCTTTGGGTGAGTAGGGAATCTTGGTGAATTCGCCTGGTCTATCTTTCTTGGGTACTGACTTCCACACAACCCACTGGTGACGTGAGGCGAGTGCTTCTGGAACCTCGCTTATCCGAGGCTCTATGATTCTGCTCATAAGTGCCTCGGATTATTTTAGATATTTAGAAACCGCATTAATTTCTTCTATTTCTGCAACAGCCATTTCTACGGCTTTCACTTCACCACGGGTTAACACTTCCAGCTTCATAGCCATCTTCAGTGGCACGGTGCCACGGTTGATGCAGGTGTAAATCCAACTGGCTGTTGTATTAATAGCGACTTGCAATTTTAACTTACCGCCACAGTTAGCTTGCGCGAGTTGAAATGCCTCCTTTATCTTTTCCTGCTGTGGTGTTAATTGTTTAGACATCAAGTATTACCTCATTAATTGTTTAACGTGAGTTGACAGTATAGGGCTGTTAAAAAAAAGAAGCAACTAACAGTTGACGACACAATCAATGAAGTGTAGAGTTCAACCTGTAGTAACGAAACTACTTAACACCAACATAAACCAATGAGGTATCAAACCGTGAGTATTGAAAATCAAATTGAGCGATTGGCAGTTGCCATCGAAGCACTGAACGTAAACCTGAGCGCGCTTGTGAACGATGCCAATTTTGGCAAGTTGACCAGCACCACCAATGCACCTTTGACTTCCGCAAGCACCGCAACTGTTGCTGGCGTGAACGGTAGCACCGATGAAAAACCAAGGCGCACTCGCACCAAGGCTGCTGAAACCAAACCAGTTGAAACCGAAGTAGAAGGTTTCGACGATGTAGTTGCGAACATTGATGCTGCAACTGTTGCGGGCACCGACGACGAGTTTGACCTGGGCATTGAAGAAGATGCACCGGTTGTCACCAATGCTGAACTGAAGGCAATCGTGTCTGAAGTGAGCAAGAAGAAGGGTCGTGAAACGGTTCTTCGCCTGTTCAAAGACTTCGGTGTCACCACCTTCGGTGATGTGAAGGAAGATCAGTACGGCAAGATGCACGCTGCCGCTAAAGAACTGTTGGGTTAATGCGCCTCTCGTTCGCGCCAAGTAGCTATGACAGGTGGAGCGTTTGCACCGCTTCGCCTGCGGCGGTTGCTGGCGTTAAAACCGAGCGTAAGACCTACAGTGATGAGGGGAACATTGCGCACGAGTTGCACGCGCATTGCCTTATGTGGGGTGAAGAACCTCGCTCATTAATTAACCAGAAGATCACGGTTAAGGATATTGGCGAGGCTGAAGTCACCGCTGAAATGGCTGAAGCAGTAGAAGATTCAATCAACTACATTAAAGACCAACTTGGTGATGTGGACGTGGAAGTCGAGTTGGAAGTATCGCTCGATCACCTCATCCCAAACCAGCGCGGTTTTGCCGATGTGAAGCACTTTGATGATGAAGTGTTGCATATCATCGACCTGAAGTACGGCAAGGGCATCAAAGTCTACGCCAAAAACAACGGGGAGTTGATGCTTCATGCATCGGGTGTAGTACGTGCAATGAGTTACGAAGATAAATCGAAACTCAAGAAGATCGTGATCCACATTGCTCAGCCACGACTCGAACACTTCGATAAGTGGGAGTTCACCCGTGGTGAATTGACCACCTTCGAGTTGAACGTAGTCAGTAAGTACCAAAAAGCATCGAACCCTGAAACTGCCGAGTTCGTACCGTCACCGGAAGGTTGCCAGTTCTGCCTGATCAAGGCTGACTGCCGCGCCCTGAAGGAGTCGATCTACGCGAAAGTGATGGGGGAAGATGGTGAGTTGGTTGATCCCGTGCGACTCAACAACGAAGAACTTTCTGAGATGTTCGAGTGGTTCGACTTCATCAGTGCATGGGCCAACAACGCCCGTGAACACATGGTGAAGCTCGCTGAATCCGGTGTGCAGTTCCCAGGGTTGAAGATGATTCCTGGTAAGGCCGGTCAGCGGGAATGGAAAAACGAGCAAGATACTATTGCTTGGATGAGAGAACGCGGTATGGAAGATTTTGAGATTTATGAATCATCACTCATCTCACCGGCTAAAGCGGAAACGCAGGTTGGCAAGAAGAATGTTGGTGATAAATTCAAAACCCTTTTCACCCAACGATCAGGTAAGCCGCGCCTGGTAAAAGACAGTCACGCAAGTCCTTCGGTGACACAAACGAAACTAAATGATTTTAATGATGTAGAGGTTTAAGATGGCTAAATCGATTACTGGTACAACGATCAAACTGCGCAACGTGCGTCTTTCTTTCCCGACGTTGCACGAAGCACAGGCTGTGAAAACGATCAAAGACTCTAAAAAGTCTTTCAGTGCAAACTTCCTGCTCGATCCCAAGAACGCATCACACGTTCCAATCCTGAAGGAAATCCAAGCAGAAATTGCGCGTCTGCGTAAAGAAGCCTGGGGTGGGCCACACCCGAAAGAGAAGCCGTTGGAGTGTTTCGGCAAAGGTGAGAATCGCACCAACAATGAAGGTGTGGTTTACAACGGCTACGAAGGCATGTACTTCGTAGCTGCCAAGTCCGATGAATCGAAGCGCCCACTCACGATTGACCGTAACAAGAACATTGTGAGCGAACCGAAAGACATCAACCAGAAGTTCTACGGTGGCTGCTTCGTTAACGCCAACATCAACTTCTGGGTTCAGGACAACGACTTCGGCAAAGCAATTCGTTGTGGTCTGCAGGCTGTTCAGTTCTGGAACGATGGTGATGCCTTCGGTGGTGGTCGCGCATCGGTTGATGACTTCGATGACGTTGAAGAACCTGAAGGCATCGATGGCCTTGACGGTTTTGATGACGATGGTCTTGGTCTTTAAGTAGTACCCTGCCGCTTCTCACGAGGCGGCAACCCAGAAACACCTTCATGTTTATTTAACCTAACTAGTCGCGTGGGGTCGGTTCCGTAACATGAAGGTGTTTCTGGGTTGTTAGTAGTACGCTGGGTTGTGACGCACAATTTCAATTGTGAATGGTTGCCGGTTCGAGTCCGGTCTGACAACAAATCGCCCACCTCAACCGGTGGGCTTTTTAATAAAACAAACTTGGAGTAACACCATGTTCAAGAATTTAACAGTATTCAAGTTCGATCCGCTCGCTGAAAGTAACACCAAGATTATTAATATTTTGCTCAATTTAGACAATGAAGCTGAGCAGATGTTAGCTGAACACCAACCATCTGACCCAGTGGCCCAACAGGTGATGCGTTTTGGCTATGCGCATATTGATCAACTAACACTTGACTTGGCCACCGGTGGTGACGTACCGATATTTCACCGCTTCCTCCCTCTCACCATGGTTGTTCGTCAGCGCGCAATTGACGCGGGTGCTGTCGAACTTGCTGTGCGTCGTCAGGTGGCGAAGGTGCAGGCTGAACAAAGTCGCATTGTGGGTAAGAAGGAGAAGGCCGCAATCAAAGATGAAATCCTCTTTGAGATGATCCCCAAAGCACCCATCAAAGAGAAGCGCATCAAGGGTTACGTCACCGGTGCTGGCTTCATCCTGGTCGATGCCGTGGGCAAAGCTGCTGAAGACTATGTGTCGTTCCTGCGCGAAGCCGTGGGTGGCTTGGCTGCGCTGCAACTCGACCTTGATTTACAGAATGAACCATGTACTGAAGAACTAATTCACGACTACGTGGTGAAATCCATTGAACGCGAACACTTCGGTATTCCTGGTGAGAACGATGAGGCGATGTACAAGTTCGCAGATACCTTCGCGTTCATCATCGGTGAAGAACAGATCACTGTAAAAAACTGCACTGATACAACCATGTGTGGCGACTTCTTCAGTCGCGTTAAACAAGGTCAGGTTGTCTGGTGTGAGTTTGACAACAAAGATGTGAACTTCCGCTTGATGGCTGACCTGTCGCTGAAGGCATTGAACTTCATTGATCTGGGCTTCCAGGATAAGGCTTCACCGGAAGCGAGCGTCGCCCAACATCGCTTTGAAATCAAAACCTATCGTGACCTGGTAGACAGCATCGTTGCTGAAATCCACGCGGCACAGGATGATGAACAAGACGATGAATAATTGTAAGGTAAAGCTGCTGCGCGAAGGCGCTAAGTTACCGGTGCGCGCTACTGCTACGGCGGCGGGTTATGATATTTGTTTTTTTACCGTTAACTAAATTATCCGAAAAAGTAAGCTATGAATTATCAAAAGGTGTTGTATATGGGTTGCACACAGGTTTAGCTTTCGAGATGTCATCTGATGTGGCTATGCTCGTACTACCGCGATCAGGTCTTGCCACCAAAAAAATGCTTCGCCCTGCTAACACACCAGGGTTGGTCGATTCTGATTACCGTGGTGAACTCATCGTGATGATGGAGAACTTCGGTACGGAAACACAACGGATTGAACCAGGTGAGCGCATCGCGCAGATCGTTTTCATCAATCCACTGGTGATGGACTTCCAAGTTGTCGATGAGTTGGGTGAAACGGAGCGGGGCACCGGTGGCTTCGGTTCAACCGGCACAAACTAAACACATGACCGCCTATGCGGTCATTCTTTTTCCCACTCAACGCAGGTAACAACAATGGCTGAACCGAAGAACGACTACATCTGGGACATCGAGACATTTCCCAATATATTCAGTATAGGCATCCGTAGTGTCAAAACCGGCAAGCGCGCTACGTTTGAAATCAGTGAGCGTCGCAATGACTTGCTCAAAATCATGCTGTTTATTGACCGCATCCGTGACACCGATGCCCGTATGGTGGGGTTTAACAATATTGGGTTCGACTATCCGGTGCTGCATTACCTCATCACCAAGTTAAAAAACCACACTGATGCTGGCTTCATCGTGAAGAAGCTTTACGAGAAGGCGCAGGAAATCATTGGTGCGGGTGATGATCAGAAGTTTGCCCACATCATCTGGGACCGCGATCAGGTGGTGCCCCAAGTAGACCTTTACAAAATTCACCACTTCGACAACCAGGCGCGCCGGACTTCATTGAAGATTCTGGAATTCAACATGCGCATGGACAGCATTCAGGACTTGCCGTTTCCCGTGGGCACAATGCTGAACTCGGAACAGATGGACGTGCTTATCTCGTACATGGGGCATGACATTGACGCTACTTACGACTTCTACCTCAAAACCCTTGAGATGATTGAGTTCCGCGAAGAACTGGGTCGTCGCTTTGACCGCAACTTCATTAACCACAATGACGCGAAGATCGGCAACGACTACTTCATCATGGGTTTAGAGAAGGCGATGGGGTCAGAAGCCTGTTATGTGAAAACCAGCGAAGGTCGCAAGCCGAAGCAAACCATCCGTAAGCAAATCGCACTGAAGGACGTGATCTTCGACTATGTGCAGTTCGAGACTCCCCAGTTCCGCGCTATCCATGAGTGGATGAACAAGCGTGTCATCCGGCAAACCAAAGGGGTATTCACCGAGTTCGATCCTGCATTGTTGGGTTCACTTGAGCCTTATACCAACAAGAAACTGGTGAAGAAAAAGATCAAGAATCTCAACTGCATCATTGACGGTGTACAAGTTGACTTCGGCACCGGTGGTATTCACGCCAGTATCGAGTCTGCGCGGGTGTATAGCGACGATGAGATGGTGATCGTGGACTTGGACGTGGCGAGTTACTACCCGAACCTGGGCATTAAGAATCGCCTGTACCCCGCGCACCTATCCGAGAAGTTCTGTGACATTTATGAAGAACTTTACGTTGAGCGTGGTCAGTATGACAAAGGCACCATGTTGAACCTGACGATCAAGCTGGCATTGAATGCGGCGTTCGGTAACTCGAACAACCTGTTCAGTCCTTTCTACGATCCGCAATACACCATGAGTATTACCATCAACGGTCAGTTGTTGCTTTGTATGTTGTATGAAGGTTTACGCCAGATCGAAGGTCTGCAACTGATCCAGATGAACACTGACGGTATCATGGTGCGGTTGCCGCGTGCGGCGAAGGCTGAACTCGACTCAGTGGCTTCCTGGTGGCAACTGATGACAGGGTTGGAACTGGAAGAAGCGATTTACTCAGCCATGTATATGCGTGACGTGAATAACTACATCGCTGTTTATTCATACGATGAAGTCAACAAAAAGAAAAAAGGTGAAGTCAAAACCAAAGGTGCTTACGTGAGCCAGATGGGTTGGCATCAAAACCACTCTTGCATGGTCGTCGCCAAAGCCGCTGAAGAACATTTAGTAAAAGGTGTTGACTTAAGGGAGTTTATCAGTAATCATACCGATGACTTCGACTTCTTACTCAGAACGAAGGTGCCAAGGTCATCACGACTGGTATCCGATTGGGGTTTTGAAGAAGTCGTTGAGCAGAACATCACCCGCTATTACATGGCGGTCAGTGGTGCCAAGTTGGTGAAGATCGTGCCACCGCTCGCCAGGGCTAAAGACCCTACCAAAGAACGTCGCATTTCCGTACACGCGGGACAGCCAGTTGAGGTGTGCAACACCTTCACAGGTATTGATCGCAGCCGGTTGAATATCGACTGGTATGTCCAGGAAGCGAAAAAGCTAGTTAACTTTTAGGAGAACAACCGTGACAAAGAAGAAAGATATTAGCGTAGACATTGAAACACTCGGCACCCACGCCAGCGCCATCGTACTGAGCATCGGTGCAGTGAAGTTCAACAAGTTTGACCCTATCAACACTGACTCACTCGGTGAGGAATTTTATGCAGTGTTGGAAGTCGAAACACAGCTTGATAAGGGTCGCACCCGCGACGACTCAACGGTGGCTTGGTGGCAGAAGCAGTCATTGGAAGCGCGCTCAGCCGCATTCGATAATCCGAATCGCCGCGACACCGCTGAAGTGTTGAGTGAGTTTTACGACTTCCTTGCTGACGACTTCGCATTCGACTGCTTTATCTGGGGCAATGGTGCTGACTTTGATAACACCATTGTTAGAAGTTTGTTTGAGTCATACGGCTACACTGAATTACCGTGGCAGTTCTGGAACAATCGTTGCTTCCGCACTATGAAGGGTGAATTCAAAACGATTGCACCAACGCCGCAGTTTGAAGGTATTCCACACCACGCATTGCATGATGCAAAGCACCAGGCGCGCTGGCTGCAACAGATCATGGCTAAAATTAACCGTAATATTGCGCTTTAAAACAACTGATAGTAATTAAACCAACCAGCCATTCGGCACCAACAAAGAGTATGAAACTATGAAAAGCATTACTAAAACCCCAGTTAGAAACTATTTCGGTGATTTCACGAAACAAATTGATATCCTTCGTGAGCAAGTCAGAGGTCTAAATGTGATAAGCACTCAGCTTCACATTCGCAACGGCGGTAATCCCAACACTGTATCTGGGTTAATCGATGAACGAGTACCACTGAAAGCATTCACGAACCGTTTTGGTAAATTCTACGGTCTTCGCTCCAAGTATGATGGGCGCGGCAACAAACGTGAACCACTGAAAGCTTAGTCACAATGCGCCCTTCGTGGGCGCTAGTTTTTGCAGTAACAAACAACCAAAAGTAGGGAACCCCATGAGCTATCGGGAGTGGGTCGAAGATTTTGAAGTTAACGATTATCCAATTGAGGAAATAACAATGCAAACACTGGGAACAGCACCTTACGCACCAGTTAAACCCCAAGCGAAACTCGATCCTAAATATCAAAAGCTACACGATGTTTTGCGTCAAGCCTACGACCAAGCCGCTGCTGGCAAAGGTTCTGAGCGCCACGCCACCGGTCAAGCGTTCCATGAACAACCCATGCAGACCATCAGTGACTTGGTGCAATCAGCAGACGGTATGGCGTTCCAAGCCATCAAGAAGATTCAGGAATCCAAGCGCTTGCCAACAAAAGAGGCACGGGTGCGTGAACTACTGGGTGCGATCAACTACATCGCTGGAATGGTGATCTTCATTGAAAAGCAGGGTGAGTAAGTGACTGACGAAAGAATGATTGAGTTGGGTGAAGCCCACCAAGCTACGTTGACCAACGCGCAGATCACCAACATCAGATCGAAGGTGCCGGTGCCTGGAACGGCTGTACCAGAAGAATGCGCCTGTGGTGAAACGATCCCTGATGGTCGTCGCGCACTGGGTTACTCGACGTGTTTATACTGTGCGAGTAAGCGCAATGGACGATGATGCGCTGTTCGACATCAGCACAGCCGGTGCCCCCAAGCGAGCGATTCTTGAAAAAGACATCGAATCGAAGGTGTGCCGGTACGCTGAACGCAAAGGGTGGAGGGCGATGAAGTTCGTCTCACCCAACTACCGCTCGGTGCCAGACCGAATTTTCTTTAAACACCCCCAACGGGTGTTTTTTGTTGAGTTCAAGGCACCTGGAAAACTCCCTTCTGAAAAACAAGCGCGGGAAATTGCCCGACTACAAGCTGAAGGGTTCGACGTATTCGTGGTGGATAACATTGAACACGGATACACAATGATTGATTTGATGGGGTAGATGATGACTAAGGCCGCAGTATTTCTATTTGATTTAACGGGGGTGATGGCTGAGCCATGGGCCGAAGCAGGGTATGACTGTTACTGCTTTGATATTCAGCATCCTGAAGGTATTACCCAAGACCCTATTTACGACAACATCTACCTGATCGGTGGTGATATATCCAAAGGCGTGACGCTTCCCGCTGGTGTGAAGGAACGTGTAGCGTTCGCTGCAGCGTTTCCACCGTGTGACCATCTCTCAGTATCCGGTGCGCGCTGGTTCAAAGGTAAAGGGTTGCGTAAGCTCGCCTGGTCAATCGAATTGTTTGCCACCGCTGCTGAGTTCTGTGAAGAACTTGATGTGCCGTACCTAATTGAGAACCCAGTCAGCACCATCAGTACCTATTGGCGTAAACCTGATCACACCTTCCACCCTCATCAGTGGACCAACTTGTGCCCGAACGATAACTACACTAAAAAAACGTGTCTGTGGGTCGGGGGGGGGTTTGTTATGCCGCCACCTGATAAAGATGAAAGCTTACCTGCACCGGATGACCGCATTCATAAATGTGCGCCATCCGAGAACCGTGCAAATATTCGCAGCGCTACACCGGAAGGTTTCGCAAAAGCAGTTTTCAAATACAACCATAAATAGGGAAACCAACCGATGCTCAGCCGTAATTTAATGCACGGATACCAAAACCGCGACGTGGATATTCTGAAAGAGAACCCTTACCACGGACTGTGGAGACAGATGGGCCTTGGCAAGACGATCACCACTGCTACAGCGCTGCGGGACATGATGGATGACTTCACCATCGGTAGAACGCTGATCGTCGCACCGAAGCGTGTGGCACTCACCACTTGGCCTATGGAGTTCCGCAAGTGGGATCACCTGCAGGGTATCCGCACCGAGGTCATTACCGGTAACACCAAAGAACGCACCCGCGCACTGCTGAAGCGCTCAGACATTCACATCATCAGCCGCGATAACCTTTGGTGGCTGTGGGAGACATGCGGGAAGAAGTGGCCTTGGGATACGGTGGTGCTGGACGAATCGAGTAGTTTCAAGTCACAGTCAAGCCGCCGCTGGAAAGCAATGCGTCAGGCGAACCGGTACGTCAAGCGACTATACGAACTGACTGCCACACCATCACCCAACGGCTTGCATGACCTGTGGGCACAGATTTACCTCATGGATAAAGGTCATCGCCTGGGTGCCACCGAGAAGGCGTTCCATGATCGGTGGTTCTACTATGACCGCGCCGGTAACGGACGCACGCTGATCCCGAAGGATGGTGCCGAAGATCAGATTCACGAAATCCTCAGTGACATTGTGACCAGCGTCAACGCGGAAGACTACCTGGACATGCCCGACCTGATCATTAACAAGGTTGAGTGTGACCTAGACCCTGTGGTGATGGCGAAGTACAAGAAGTTTGAGCGCGAGATGGTGATGCAGCTTGAATCGCTCACCGAGATTGAAGTGGATAGTGCAGGGGTGTTGTGTGGCAAGTTACTTCAGTTCGCTAATGGTGCGATGTACACCGATGAACTGCGCAACTGGGAACTGATCCACGATGAGAAAATCGAAGCGTTGAAGGAAATAGTTGAGGCGCATGAGGGCTACCCGATCATGGTGGCATACAACTTTAAATCCGACTTACAACGTATAAAGCGTGCATTCCCTCACGCCACCGTGATGGACGACAACATAGAGACTCAGGAACGCTGGAACGATGGGAAAATCCCCATGCTTCTCACGCACCCCGCCTCATCTGGACACGGGTTAAATCTGCAGGGTGGTTCACACATTATCGTCTGGTTCGGCTTAACGTGGTCACTAGAA